CGACGGGCCACTATCTGAAGCCCGAGAAGGTGGAGGAGCTGTGGAACGGCGCGAAGGTGCTGGCAGCCATCGGCGAGGTGCTGGAGGTGAGGCGGAAGGCTGCCATCATGAGGAAGATGAGGATGAGCGTGAAGCGGGAGTTTGAGGAGTTGGCCGACGAAATAGACCAGAATCTGGTGGAGTGGCCGAACAGCCTGCCCACGAGCGGCGACCGGCTGCGTAAGAAATACAACGACTACCAGCTGCACGGCTACGAGGCCTTGGTGCACGGGCTGACTGGTAAGGAGAGCAACCACAAGGGGCGGAGTGCTGAAGAGAAGGCTGTGGTGGAGGCGCTGGTGGCCAGCGGCGCGAAGCTGAACGACGCTCAGGTGTCGAAGGCGGCGGAGACGCTGGGCGTGAATATCGACCGCCGCAGGGTGCAGGAGATAAGGAAACAGAACGAGACGATGCTGGCAGCATCGAGGGAGGGCAAGCGGACGTACCAGAACGGCATAGCGATGCAGGTGGACCGCGAGCGGCCGCACGAGCCGCTGAAGATGTGGAGCCTTGACGGATGGACGGCGGAGCTGTACTATCAGGACTACGACGCGAAGGGCGTCGGCTACTGGCACCGGTTAGTGGTGGAGATTGTGATTGACGTGATGAACGACTACCCGATTGGGTACGCCATCGGCGAGCAGGAGGACTCGGAACTTATCACCCGGGCCCTGCAGAACGCCGTACACCACACGAGAGAGGTGTTGGGCGGCTACTATGCCCCTTGGCAGATACAGAGCGACCACTACGCGCTGAAGGCGATGACGCCGAAATACGGCGCGATAGCGAAGTATGTGACCCCGGCGAGCGTGGGCAATGCGAAGGCGAAGCCGATAGAGCGGTATTTTGCCTATCTTGAGAGCGAGTACCTGTGGGCGCTGGTGAATAATGCCGGCCACAACATCACTGCCAAGACTTTGGCCAACGACGAGTGGCTGAACTCGCACAAGTACCAGTTTCCGGACAGGGAGGGCGTTCAGCAGCAGATTGGCAAGATCATAGAGATAGAGCGCAGCCGGAAGATAGCGGCAGTGCGGGAGGGGTGGTCGCGGTGCGCGCCGGAGATGCGCCGGGAGTTGAACATGGAGGGCTACCTGCTGGCCTTCGGCGAGGAGGGGAAGGGGAACATGCTGACGCCAAACGGGCTGAAGATGGTGCGCGGCGGCGTGGAATACAAGTTCGACTGCTTCGACATCGAGATGCGGCAGCACAGAGGTGAGCGGTGGACGCTGAGGTACGACCTGGGCGACATGAACCAGGCATTGGCGGTGAGCGAGGACGGGAGGCTGCGCTACATGGTGGAGCGAAAGGCGAGGGTGCCGATGGCGGTGGCGGACTATAAAGAGGAGGACTGGGAGGCTCTGTCGGGATACCGAGAGTTCAACAAGGCGCTGACGGAGCGGGTGGCGGAGCATGTGTGCGGGGTGCAGGAGATAGCGCGAGAGTATGTTAGCCGAGAGCGTCTTGAGAGCCCGCTGAGCGCGCTGCTGCTGACTAACGGGAGGGGACAGCACAAGGTGGAGAAGCGGCAGGCGCAGCGGCGGCTGGCCGAGTGCCCGTCAGGAGGGTCGGAGGGCGCAGCCTTTGAGGAGGTTGAGGAGCTTGGAGGAATCTTGTCGAGGATATGACGCAGTTGAGAGATACAGTTGACAAAGTACAGATTAAACGATATTTAAACAAGAAAGGAACTGCTCTGATATTTCAACGGAAGAATGGCTCTCTCCTAAAGAGCGGATCCGGGTTCGAGTCCCGGTCGGAGCACAAAAAGGATTATGATTAACAATAATTTAAACACTTTAAAACAAACACAAAATGGAAAAGAAGATTGACAAGGAAGGCATAGTGGAGGCTTTGAGAGCCTACGTGGAGCGGATGGGCGGCCAGAACAGGGCAGCGAACAGCATGAAGGGGGTGAGTTCGGCGACGCTGAGCCAGATGGCGTCGGGCAACTGGGAGCATATAAGCGGCGAGATGTGGCGGAAGGTGGGGCGGTATGTCCAGGGCGCCATCGGATGGGCGCCGGCAGAGACGGGTTGCTGGCGAGATATGCAGGAGGTGCTTGAGGCGGTGCAGGAGGAGGGACGTGCGATGTGCCTGACGGCGCCGGCCGGCAGCGGGAAGACGTTTTGCGCCGGGGAGTATGCCAAGGGGCACGGGGAGGTGTATGTACTCAAATGCGACGAGTATTGGAGCCAAAGCGACTTTGTGGACGAGTTGCTGCGCTCGATGGGGATGAAGGCGGAGAACAAGACGAAGCGCGAGCGTCTGTCGATGGCGTGCGCGGCGCTGTTGGAGAAGGAACGGCCGCTGCTTATCTTCGACGAGTTCGACAAGCTGAAGGACTCGGTATGGTATTTTTTCATCACGCTGTACAACCGTCTCGAGGAGCGGGTGGCGATGGTGACGTTGAGCACGGACTACATAGCGCGGAGGTTTGAGGTGGGGTTGAAGTACAGGAGGAAGGGTTATGAGGAGCTTTGGAGCCGCTTGGGCGGGCGCTGCGTGGAGGTGAGGCGCGCGGACTATGAGGATGTGAGGGCGGTGTGTGCCGCCAACGGAGTGACGGAAGAGTCGCTTGCGGAGGAGATTTTCCGCAGTTCGCGAGGGGATATGAGGAGGGTGAAGCAGCTGGTTTTGCTGAGGGTTAAGAAATAGATGTCAAAAATTATAAAAAATGCCGAGGAAGAAGAAAAAGATGACGCCCCGGGATGTGGCCGCCTCGACCTACAGAGTGATGCCTTTCGAGGGGGAGTGGGAGCGCTTCATGGGGCGGCCCGAGGACTGCGGAAGCTGGATAGTGTGGGGCCGCAGTTTCAGCGGCAAGACGCGGCTTGTGATGAAGCTGTCGAAGTACATTGCCGAGCTGGGCTACAAGGTGGCCTATCTGAGCCTGGAGGAGGGCGACTCGCTGAGCATGAAGCGGGCCTTTGCGGAGGCATGCATGGAGAGCGTGAACCGGCGGCTGACGCTGTGGGTGGGGATGGACTTGGAGGATGTGAAGGAGGAGCTGAGGAAGCAGCGGAGCCCGAAGGTGGTTGTGGTGGACTCGGTGCAGTACACGGGCATGAACTACGCCGGCTACAGGCTGCTGAAGCGGGAGTTTCCGGACAAGTTGTTCATCTTCATCAGCCATGCCAACGAGAAGAAGGAGCCGGACGGGCACACGGCGACAAAGATACGCTACGACGCTAATGTGAAGATACTGGTGGACGGGTTCAGGGCGAAGGCGTTCAGCCGATACGGCGGAGGAGAAGTGTTGACGGTGTGGGAGTTCGGAGCGCTGCAGAACCCGGAAGGGTGTGCAAGTTTGGAAAAAAATGAATAATAAATGGTTAAGATTATGGAAAAGAAAACTGAAAGCAGGAAGTGGAAGTTAGTTAGGAGGCTGCATGTGCTGCGAGGGGCGGCGGGGATGACTAAGGGGGAGTATGAGGCGCTGCTTGATAGCTGCGGCGTGGAGAGCAGCAAGGAGCTTGACGAATGGCAGCTGGAGAGGTTGTGCGAGTTTTTGGCCGAGGGGCTGTGCGAGGAGCAGCGAGAGCTGGACGTGCTGAGGAAGCGCCTTTTGGCGGCGGTGTGCGCCTTTTGCGAGGATACGGTGAGCGGATGGGAGGCGATGGACCGCGCGGCACGGATGAAGTATGCGAAGGGAGCTGCCTGCCGCGCGGCAGGGAGAGAGTCGAAGGACGAGATGGGACGGGACAGTTTCAACCGGCTGAGCCGCGAGCGGCTGCGCAGCCTCACCTACGCCTTCCAGAACAGGAAGCGCGATATGGACAGGGTGGTAGAGGCGATTAAGATTTTATAATTAAGAATTGATAATTAAGAATTTAGAATTAAAAATATCACTAATCAAATGAAAGGAAATCAGATGAAAGAAACAGTTGTTTATTTGGCCGGTAAGGTGAGCGGAGACTCCGGCTACCGGGAGAAATTTTTGATGGCGGAGATTCTTGTTCGCAAGTTGATATGCGATGAGCAAGGAGATGATATGAAGGTGATCCATCCGGCGGAGGAGTGTCCGACGCATTGGGGGTGGTGGCGCTGCATGGCGCACCTGCTTCCACTGCTGGCGGGCAGCGAGTTTGTGGCGATGCTGCCGGACTGGAAGGAGAGCCGAGGGGCTCGGATACTGAATAAAACAGTGATTTATATTAGCAACTTTTAAAGAAAGGAAAAACTTATGTCAGAAAGAACATTGGTCGAAATGACCCTGGAAGAGAAGGCCGAGCTTGAGGCCTTCCGGAAGGAAAAGGAACGCAAGGCCGCCATCGAGGCGAAGAGGAAGATGCGCGAGGACTTGCAGGAGCTGACGGATGAGGTGATGGGCGAAGCCTTTGCCGACCTGGAGGCATGCAGCGAGCAGCTGAAGGAGTGCCGAGAGGAGGTTTGGAGCAAGTTTGGCACGCTGCTGGAAATGCGCCGCGAGGTGAACACCGAAGCCGGCAAGACGGAGCAGAACAGCTACACCTTCACCACGTCGGACGGCAGTATGCGCATCGAGATGGGATACAACATGCTCGACGCCTACATGGACGGCGTGGAAGAAGGCATAGCCAAGGTGAAGAAATACATGAACTCCTTGGCCAAGGACGAGAAGAGCCAGGTGCTTGTGGACAGCATACTGAGGCTGCTGAGCCGCGACCAGGCAGGCAACCTGAAGGCAAGCCGAGTGCTGCAGCTGGCCCGCATAGCCAAGGAGACCGGCGACGAGGAGTTCATCGAGGGCATCGACATCATCCAGAGCTGCTACAGACCCGTGCGCTCGAAGCGCTACATCAGAGCCAGGCGCAAGAAGAGCCTCGAGAACGGCGAGGCCGAATGGGTCGATTTGCCGCTGAGCATCACTGAAAATTAAGAATTAAGAATTAATATTTTAGAATTATGGAATCGTTAAAATCCATTGAAGATGATTTTTTAATGGTGGCGCAGGCCGCAATTGAAACCTTTGGCCGCAAGACGCAGACGCAAAAGGCGTGCGAGGAGCTGGCGGAGTTGCTGGTGGAGCTGCAACACGAGCTGGACGGGCGCGGGGACGAGAAGAAGATTGCGGAGGAGATGGCGGACGTGTACATCGTGTTTACCCAACTGATTTTCATGCTGTCTGAAGAAGGCGCGGAACATTATGAAAACATGTTTATATTCAAATACGAGCGTCTGAAAAAAAGGCTAAAAAAGGTTCAGAGGCGCCGTAATATGCAACATTGAAAGCATTTTGTGTTTTTGTTTTGAGTGGGAGGCCAAAGCCCAAAGGGCCGCGGAGGCGGGCGGAGGCCTCTTTTTTAATTAAGGATTAAGAATTATTTAATGAATGGAAAGAATGTGCCGAGTTATTCGGTGGAGCACCCGAATCACAAGGGGTGCATGGCGGTGGCAAGGTATGGAGACGAGGGGAAGGGCAGGCGCCCGGACGGAGAGGAGTTTACGGCATACGTGCTTAGCAGCATAGAGTTCAGGATGGGATGCGGGAGCCAGTTTGTTAAAGCGACGAAGTCGCGGCTGCCGGAATATGTTGAGTTGAGGGGAGGGCGTCTGCCGGCTGAGTTTGACAGGATGATAGAAGTAGGCTGCGCGGTGAAGGATGTGACGGAGACGGACTTGAGTTTCGAGCATTTTTGGGAGGCATACGGCTACAAGGTGGGGAACAAGGGGCGCGCGAGGAAGCTGTGGACGGCGCTGAACGATGAGGAGCGGCTGCTGGCGCTGCGAGGAGCAGTACACCAGCGGAGGCACTCGGAGAGCCACAAGACGGATATGCCATACGCGGAGACGTACCTGAGCCAGCGGAGGTGGGAAGGGTTTAATTAATTAATAATTAAGAATTAATAATTTAGAATTGAAATGAAAGAGATATTTTACAGCCCCTTTACAGGGCAGGTAGTTGACGAGAACTATCCGGGCGCGGCGCGCTATGTGGAGGCTGCGCCGGCGGTGAGCGTGTATGAGAAGTACGGGGATCGGCTGGTGCGGCTCCGCGTTGGCGATGTTGACTTGCTCATCGAGCGGGAGGACATGAAGTCGCCGAAGGGATACGACGTGATGACGTGGTATGACGCCATCGCGACATTTAGAGAGACCGGTATCCGCACTTTCAGCAAGCGAGAAGCTTTCTTTGTTTTGGCGTACCTTTATGATATAAACCGGGCGCTGAAGGAGGTGGGCGGTTCTCCTCTTGGGAAGAGCCACTGGCTGTCGGAGTACTATAGCTCGAACTACGCGTACAGCATAAACTATGTCAGCCGCGAGTTGCACAGCAATTATGAGATGAACACCATACAGAGAGTCCGCGCGTGCAGGACGGCGGACGGTTTAATTAAGAATTGAAATGAAGATACGGTTGGTTATGAGCCGGGCGGAGGTGCAGGGGCTGATGGGAGTGCTGCGGGCGGGGGCGACGGTGGTGGTTGCGGAGGGCTTCATGGGGATACAGATGCGAGATGCGCTGTACGGTCTGACGGTGAGGATGGCCGGGCGACTGCCGACGCTGCGCCGGGAGAAGAACCGCCTGACGCTGGGCGAGGGAGAGAGCATGGCTCTGTGGGCGGTGTGCCGCCTGATGAGGGGCCGCGCGGCGGCTCTTGAGGCAGCGGCGATAGAGCGGGTGATGACGGAGATAGACTTTCAGACGTTTGCGCACGAGACGCTGCTGACGGCGAACCAAGGGATAAATCTTTGATGAAAAAAAAGATTCGATATGCCGTATAACAGGGTGAACAAGCTTATATGTGAGCCTGATGAAAGCGAATATTATAACACAACAAACCAATTATATGAGGAGATAACGAATGGCATTCAACAGAGTAAGCACACTGGAATACTATATCGATATGGTGGACTTCACCAAGGCCCATTTCGACCCGGAGGTGATGAAGTACAAACCATTTTGGCGCAAGTATATCCGCAACCGTTACCACATCGAGTACTCGCGCTATATGGAAGTCCTCGGAATGCCCAATCTGCGCGAGGAGCTGGAGAGGGAAAAGGCGAGGGTGGAAAAGATGGAAGACCCGAACCAGCTGAAGCTGTTTTAAGGGGGAGAGCAGAACGGCAGCGGGGCGGCAAAAATGCCGCCCCGCTTGCTTTATTCTTGGACTATTGGGGATTCGTCCGTCTCGGTCTCTATCGGCGCGACAGAGGCCGTTATTTCGATGTCCGGGGGTGTTGCCGTCAGGGTGTGGCGACGGAGAGCCGAAGTGTCGGTGATATGGGTTGAATAGGTTTCGATGTTGTCCTGGAGTTCATCGAAGCTGCTGTCGGTGGAAGAGGCCACGCAGGTGAGAGCATCCATAGCGCTGCCGTTCTCGTCTGTATATTTTAGGCCGTGGATGGCGGCGTTGATTTGGTCGAGCAGGTCGAACACCTCCACAGCATCGGACCAGTTGCCCAGACGCGAGTCAGTAACCACATGGAGGTTGACAGTGACCACGGCTTCGCGGCGGCCACGTGGCAGGACGTTCCAGACGATGTCGCGAAACTCGATGAAGACCGCCGGGGTGTTGAAAGGCTGTTCCTCCTCGGCATAGAGCAGCTGATTGTTGAAGAGGTCAACATGGCTGATGATCGGCTGCTGGTTCTCGTCGAGGATGGCGAGGAGGGCGTTGCTGATGGTTTGGTAGATAATCTTTCTCATTTCATGTGTTTTTGAAGAATTTCGGAAACGGTGTTGGCGAGTTCGTCGGCATTGTCGGAGCAGATCCGGGCGATGGAGTCGCGGAGTTGTGGATGGTCGCCGATGAACTGGCGCTGGGGTATCTCAATCTTTGAGCCGGGTTTCATTAGGGCGATGGCCTTCCACATTTCGGCCTCGGCAGCGATGGCGAGGTTCTGCTTTCGATGGGAGAGGGCGCCGCTCCTGGTGTACTGGATGTGGGGGGCGAGTTTGTAATATTCCTTCCAGGCGTGGGCTTTCATTGCCTTGGTTACGGTGATGGTACCGCCGTTGTTCTGGATGTCGGCATACGGTTCGGAGGATGTCCAGGTGATGGTGCCGCTGGAGGGGTTCTCTTCCGGGCGGATCGAGCGGCGCAGCTTGCCGGTCACCTGCAACAGGGAACCACGCCCGGAACGCTCACTGCGGCGAGGACGCCAAGGGCGGTCGAAGAAAGCCTTGCGCTCAAAATTGCGGTCGAATTCCTCGGTGAGTTCCACTTGGATGTCGTGGAGCAGACGTTGCCAAAGGCTTTTTACATCGGACACTATAAAAAATATTTTGCCAGTTTCAAAAAGGGTTGTATCTTTGCAATTGAATTAATCCAGGGCATTGCCGTGGATTGGGGTTACCGAGAGGGCCCCATTTTTTTATATGTCATATTCGTATATTTCGTTATTACTCAACACACAATATAGTTTCTTTATTCTAACCTTGCCTCCATATCTTTTGGTGATTTCCTTGTAGCCGCCAATATGTTTTTGGATTTCTTTTTTGTCAAAATAAGAAACGTCGTGGAAATAGAGGCATAGCTTGTCAGAGTGACCAGTCCCAGCCTTTTCTGCTCTATGGATTTGGTCGTTTTTCTTAACCAAAGCGTTTCTTATCGTGTTTTCATTGTGTTCTGTTATTGAACGGATGTCGAGAACAGAGCCGTTAAGCCATAAATCGAGGGCAGACAACTGTTTCCCGTCGGGAGAATAGACCTTTTCGTTTCTAAGGATGACTCTATTGCCATTCTTGAAGAAAACCACCGCACAATCCTTTTCAAGTTGGGAAGTGGTCTTATTCCCAAAGAAAACAGGTTCGTTAGGCTTATCGTGAGATATATGCCCAACGTGGGTTGCTTTGTAAGCACCAGTTTGAGGGTTAAATTCAAGGTCGGTGTAGTTTCCAGAAGCAACCAGTTTGTCGAAAGCCTTGCGGTGTTCCTCGATGGTGGCTTTCCGCATACATTCGGTCAATGCATTACACGCTTGGCACATCGGGTTGTCGGGTTTATATCCGAGGCGGCGTTGAGCGCGGTACTGACAGTCGCCACAGCCCTTGGGGAAATAGGGGTGCTTGGGAGGGAAGATACGCTCGGTCTTGCCGGGGTTGAAGCGGAAGATTTGTTGTTTGGGTTTGGCGGTAGCCTCCTCACCGGCACGGATGGCGGCGGCGCTGTCGCTTTCGGGGTACTTGCCACGGTTGACCTGGACCACGGTGCAACGGCAGTTCCATCCGAGCGGTGGGGTGTAGTCATTCCAGAAGGGGTCGCCGATGGGGAGCGTGGTGTTGTGGAGAGCCTGGTGTTCCGGTCGCACAAGGCCGTCGTTGGCGGTGCGGTACTGGAGCAGGTAGCGGTCGCCGTCCTGTTCGAAATCATGCCAGCGGACAGCCATTTGGGAGGACTGAACGGCAAAGTTGTACTCTGCGCGGAGATAGTTCTGGTTGTAGCGTTCGTGGATGGAGCGCACCTCGTCGTAGAATTTGTCGAAGTGCTTAAATGTTCCAGTCTCGGTGTCGAGCAGCCGGGCAGATATTTCGCGGGCTTCGTGGTAGGTCTTGAAGCCAGAGAAGAGGAAGGTGTCGTTGTGGAGATGGTCGATGAGTTCCTGCGGCACGTTCCGCTTGATGGCGCTGTCAACCCCTTGGTTGAGGATGCGGCATGTTTCGTCGATGGCTGCCTTCACGTCAGCGTTGGCAAGCATGTCGGGGGAGAAACCCTTGACGGTGTAGATGTGCTGTACGAGCCGGTTCCATACATCCAAGGAGAATTCCGGCGCGTTATCCTTTGCGAGGCCGATGGTCTCGCCCTCTTTGCTGTAGAGGTCGGCGAGAGCTTTATGGAAGCCCCGATAATTAGTTGAGAGTTGAAAGTTGAGAGTTGAGAGTTTTGGCTGGCCACCCTTGCCAGCCGTTAATCGAAAAAACGGTTAGGGTCGGGTTCCGATTTGCCGGTGATGGGGATGCTGTATTTGTCGATGAAATACTGGGGGTCTATCTCGTAGCCACCGTTGAGCAGCATCTGCTCGGTCTGTCGGATTTGCTCAGGGGTATAGGTTGGGGTGTCATCCCACACGAAGGTGTAGCCCTCGACTGGGAAGCCGTGGCGGGCCATGAAGGGGATGAGGCGGTTGTTGATGACATTCTTCAGGAACTTCTCGTCGGCACTGATGACATTCTCCAGCACATCGAGGTGGACTTCCGACTGCGAGAGCGAGGAGCCGCTGTCGATGGTCATGGTCTGGTTGAGGATGCACTTCGACATTTCGGAGTTGGCGCGGTCGATGCGGCGGTCATAGACATTGTAGGCATCGCCGCGTGAGCTTTCCTTGATGTCAATCTCGGTGCCCTCCTGGAAGACTCCCCAGAAGGCTGCGCCCATGGAGCGAAGCATATCCTCGACGCGGTCGATGTCCTTCTGGTTCTGCGAGGTGGTCTTGGCAATGCGGATGGGCATACCGAATATTTCGCCGAAGCCATCCCAGAAGGCGAGCATATTTTTTTTTGAGAGGGCGTTGGTGGAGCATTTGAGGAAGAGACCGAGGTCGCGAGACTTGCCGGCCTCAATGACCCAATCGGCAAGCGGACCATCACGATAAGAGGGGCCGTTGCGGGCATCGTCGTTCTGGTCTCGTATGATGGAGCCGTATTCAGGCACAACGTGGCGGCGAGGGACCAGCTCGATGTAAGAGAAGCGCATTTTGCCGTCCACGATGACCGGGGAGCCGAACTGGATAAGCGAGTGGCCAAAGAAGCGGCTGTCGAGTACCATGGAGCAGAAGTCCTCGAACCATTCCTGCTCGAAGAGGGCGGTGATGTCGGTGTTCTCGGTACCCGACTTATCCACGAGGCGGAAAGAGCGTTTGGTGGCGAAGCCTTTGCGCTGGGCGATGCAGCCGGTGAGGTGCGGGTCAATCTCCACATCGGTATAGACATTGTAAAGCATGAGGCGCTTGGGGTTCTCCACATCGATGGCGCGCTGCCAAGCCATACGCCAGTTGGCCACGTCCTTTTGTGTGAGGCGCTCGGTCTGCTGGAAGAGGTCGATGACCATCTGCCGCTGCTGAGCCGAGGGCTGTTTTAGGTTCACGGAGGGCTGTCCGGCGAAGCGGGAAAATATATCTTTAAGATCCATATAAATGCTGTTTAATCGGGTTTTAATATTGGTATTCGGACTTGCCCCAGCCACCATAGCGGACCGGCTGCGAGGTTTCCTGCCCGGTGGATGGGTCGGTAGGAGTGGGCAGGTCGGGGGTGGCCTTGCCCGACTGCACGTCCTTGAGCCAGGCGATGGCCTGATTGTAGCGAGTTTCGCGGATGTCGAAGCCGATACGCTTGGGGAGCCAGGACACGAGGTGGTAGAGGCAGACGTCGGCCACAATCATAACGAGGTATCCATTGCGCTGTGTTCCTGTTTTGGAGAAAGCCGTGGCCACGTCATAACGGGTACGCAGATAAGAAGAGACCTCCTCGATGGCATAGCGTTCTGCCCGGTCGAGATTGGTTGAGTCGTTCTGGTTGATAACGGTGAGGGTCTGCGTGTCGCAGACGGCTTTGAAGTCGTCGGTGGTGAGGAAATTCATATTACCAGGTATATTTGCTGTTAGTGGATCTGCCGATGCGAGGTTGGAAATCGTCCACGCGGGTGCGTTTCTGGAGCATATAGATGGCGCCCTCGTCGGCATCGGGGGAGTCGTCGTGTATGGTGGTGCCCTTCTCGAAGGCAAGGGTCTGGTCAAGACCAGCGATGAAGTCGGGGTCTTCCTTGAAGTCCTGGTTATAGAACACCAAGCCACGTTCCCAGAGAGGGGAAACGGCCTCGATGCGCTGGTATTTGTCCGGCTTTTTGCGTTTGTCGGGTATGATGGGCAGCTGGTAGCCTCTGATATTTCCCTCACGATTGAACTCGTCGAGGATAATGTCCTGGACAAAGTTGGCCTCCATATAGAAGAGAGCCTGAACCCCGGCTTGTTGCAGCTGCTCGTAGAGGTCGTAGAGCCAGCGGACCATTTCGGCGACGGTACACTGTCGGCAGAAGCAGCGCAGCAGGTGCAGTTCGCCTTCCTTGGTCTTGCCCCAAAGCTTGGCAGCCTTGAAGTCGTTTTTCGTGGTGGGCTTGAAGGAGGGGTCCACATAAAGGATGAGGTCGGTGTATTTGGCAAGCGGCAAGGGCTTTTTCCAGCGGATCCAGTTAGCCTTGAAGACAGTACCCTCGGTGATGGGGTTGTTCATATACTCGCGTTGGAAGGCACGGTAGCCCATAAAGTCGCGGGTTTCCTGGATAGCTTCGGGTTTCCAGTATTCAGGCCAGGAGGGGTTCCCTTCCTGGTCAATGACGTTGACTCGCGACACCTTGACCGATTTAATCTTGCAGACATTGGCGAGAACAGAGTTTTTGGCGATAAGGTTGCCCACCATAATGAGGCGGCCACCAGCGGCGCCGAAGCAGCCGAAGAGGGCCGATGTCACCCATTCGGTGAGGCGACGGACACGGCTTTCGTTGTTGCAGAGCTCGTCATCGTCGAGGTCGTCTATTACGATATAGTCGGGGCGGTTCTGGCGGTCGCGGAGACCACGGGGGGACTGACCGCGACCAAGGGCGTGGAACGAAACGCCGTCGCGAGTGGCGAACTCGCCGGCACTCCATTTGTTGGAGTTAACCTGTTTGCCGAAGTCGTGGATGTAGCGCTTGTTGAACTGTAGCTCTGCCTGAATGTCTGCCAGCAGACGCTCGGCATCGTCTTCGGACTTACCCACGAGTACAAGGGTGTTGATTTGACGGGCTCGGTTGGCATCGGTCTGGCATTTGAGCCACATGGGGATGAAAATATCCATGTGGGTGGACTTGGCATGACCACGCGCCCATTGGAAGACGAATTTGCCGGTGCGGTTGGCGAGAATGTCCTTGGCGGCTTTGATATGGAAAGGGGCACAGGGGACGGCTTCGCCAGTGGCCTGGTTGGTGCAATAGTGTGGGAAATAGTATTGCACAAAATAATTATAGTCCTTGCGTGCCCGTGCAATACGTTTGAGCTGCACCGCCTTGGTCTCGTTCTCGTTGACGGCGGTGTAGTTCTGGATGGTGTCGCGTATGCGCAGCCATTCCTTATAGGCTTCGGACTTTGTTACATCGGCGGGCATAGGTGCGTCCTCCCCTATCTTCCGACCACTTTAGTGGCGTTGAGGTTCTCGGCAATGTAGAGGTCCTGATAGCGATTCATGACCTTGACCAGTTCCGGGGTGAGTTCCTCGTCGAACTGCATACGGGTAATGAGCCATTTGTTGTAGGCCGTGAAGACCTCAATGACAGTGATGATGTTGGTCTCCCCGTCGAGGCTCTTAATAGCCTTGGCCATTTTGGCGGCTTCGTCGGCACTGATGTTGCCCTCGTTGATGCGGTCGTTGAGGGAATGCAGCATGTTATTGACGATTTCAGTACGGGTGATGGTTTTAGCCGCACGGAGGCTTTCCCAGTTGTCCTCTTTCGCCCATCTATTGACGGTCTGTGCAGAGACGCCGAGTTTCTCGGCGATGGACTTCTGTGTCTCGCCGTTGAAGAAATAGAATTTGGCAAGTTCTCGCTCGGTGTTGAGCTGGCCCTTGCGGGGTGTTTTCTTGGTTGTTTTTTTCTTTTCAGTCGTGTCCATAATGTTGGAATTTTTTGCAAAAGTACCCACTCTTCCCCGAAGAGTGGGTGTGTTGTTATAAGGGTACGCATAGTTGTGCGAAGGGTTGGACTTTTCGGACTTTGTTCGTTGTAGGCATAGTAATTTTGCAAAAAATTTCAAGCGACATGAGCAAAGAAGCAGTTATAAACACAAGCCGACTGAACAGCTACGGATTCCGGGTGCTGACGGAGGGGATAGACCTGAGTCAGTACGAAAAGAACCCGGTGCTGCTGTGGATGCACACACGCCCATTCCGTGGTACCACCGATGAGGTGCTTCCGCTTGGGCGGATGGAGAACCTCCGTGTGGAAGGCGACCAGCTGATAGGTACGCCGGTATTCGACATGAACGATGAGTTTGCCCGCAAGGTGGCAGACAAATGGGAGCAGGGTATCTTAAAGATGGTGAGCGCCGGACTGGTGGTGCTGGAAGAGAGCAACGCCCCGGAACATATCGTGGAAGGCCAACGCTATGCCACAGTGACCCGAAGCAAGCTGCGCGAGGTGTCGATTGTGGATATTGGAGCCAATGACGACGCGCTGGCGCTCTATAGCGACGACCAGCTGGTAAATATGAAGCAGGATGGCGAACTGTCGAAACTGCTGTCGTTGGTGTGCAACCCTAAAGAAGCAAAAGTTGAACCCCTTAATATTAGTATGCCAATGAAAGAAATTGCATTGAAGCTGGGTCTGCCCGAGAATGCGACCCAAGAGCAGATTGTGGCCGCCATTGGCGGGCTGCAAAGCGAGAACCAAACCCTTAAGGCCGAGAAGGAGGCCGCCGGTGTGAAGAGCATCGAACTGGCCGTTGACCAGGCTGTGAGTGCCGGCAAGATTGCTGCCGACAAAAAGCAGCACTTCGTCGAGCTGGGGAAGAAGGTTGGCTTGGAGAGCCTGACCGAGACCCTGAACCTGATGAGCGGCCCGTTGCGTCCGACCGATGTAATCAAACCGACCGCCCCCGCTGGTTGCGAAGGCTGCAAGACGCTGCGCGAGGTGCCTGTGTCGGAGATTGAGAAGCTGCGCAAGGAGCATCCTTCGGAGTACCGCAAGCTGTACATGGCCGAATACGGAGTGGAACCTGAAATGAATTAACAACCCTAAAACCCATCAACAAGATGAAAAATATTTTAGCAATCACGACAATGCTGTGCGCTTTTGCGCTGAACTGTGTAGCAGGTGGCCTTGTGGCCGACTGCGTAGACGTAGCCCCCTGGGTGGGGGCGGTAACCCTGAACGTTGTGGCTGCCGTGTCGCCCCTCTTTATGCCAGAGGGCGTAGCCCGAGCCGGCCTCTATCAGGAACTGTGGACTGGAGAGACCATCAATGCTTTCCGCAACAGTCATAAGAGCATCGGATGGATGAACCGCATCCGCAGCTTTGACAGCCGGGTGGCGAACAACAACACCATTCACTTTGTGGACATTGGAGGTGACCCTGACGTACTGATTAACAACACCACCTACCCCATCGAAATTGTGGCCGTAACGGACGATGACAAAGCCATCGGACTTGACAAATACCAGACCGTGGCGACCACGATTACAGACGATGAGGCGCGTTGTTTGAGCTACGACAAGATGGCCAGCGTCATCGAGCGCCACCGTCTCATTGTGGACGAAAAGAAGATCGCGAAGGCACTCCATGCCCTTGCTCCCGCCGACCACGCTGCCAAGCACCCCGTACTGAAGACCACCGGTGCCACAGTGGACGGCAGAAAGCGCCTGACGGTGCAAGACATAATCGACCTGAAGGCGGCATTCGACAAACAGAAGATTCCCCAGCAGGGCCGTATCCTGGTGCTGAACCCGGACCACGTGGCCGACCTGCTCATAGCAGACACCGCCTTCGCCAACCGCTACAACAACACAAATACGGGAGCCATTTCCAACATGTACGGCTTCGAGACCTACGAGTACGTGGACTGCCCGCTGTACACCGTCTCGACCAAAGCCAAGGTCGCATGGGGCACCACAGCCACCAATGCGATGCAACAGGCGAGTGTGGCCTTCTATGCCCCGCGCATGATGAAGGCCACCGGAGAGACCAAGGCCTACATCGGCGAACCCGAGCCGACCTACCAGCGTTGGCTGTACAACCTGCGTCACTACTTCATCTGCCTGCCTCTGAAGAATGAGGCAATGGGAGCCCTGATTAGCGACCTCGTTTCCTAAGCAACCATAACATCAACCGGGGGCGCAAGGAGTGAAATGCCGGTGTCCGGCAGACGACAACTGCGCCCTCATATTAAAAAGCAAGAATTATGGCAAAACCTAATGTAACAATACGATTCGCCAACGGAGCGCTGGGCAGCGTTGCCGCCAGCGCCGACGGAGTGGTGGGCATGGTGGTGAACGGCTCGGCAGTTGCCGGCAAGCTGGTACTCGGTACACCATACGTGCTGCGCGACCTTGACGGTCTGGCAGCTTTGGGCGTAACCAATGCCGCCGATGACGCGAACAAATTCCTGTACCAGTGTGTGGAGCTGTTTTACGGCGAAGCCGGAAAGGGAGCCGAGTTGTGGGTGATGGTCGTGGCCACCGCCACAACCCCCAGTGCAATGCTCGACCCGAACAACGACAACGCCAAGAAACTGCTGCGAGTCAGCAAGGGTCGTGTCCGCACAGTCTTGGCGCTGACCTCCACCGCCGCCACAGTGGCAGAGAATGCCGCTCTGGGCAGCGACGTAGCCACCGCCATCACCAATGGGCAAGCCCTGGGAGAATGGGCGGCGGACGCCCTCTATGCCCCGGTTCTGGTTCTTATCGAAGGCAAGGGCTATAGCAACGCCAAGGCGACGGCACTGCCCGACCTGACGGAAGGCTCAGACAACCGCGTGGGCGTAGTTATCGGCCAAGTGATGGACGGAGACACGGCAGTTGGCAGCCTTGCTGCTGTCATTGCCGGGCGTATCGCCAAGATACCGGTGCAGCGCCATATCGGGCGTGTGAAAGACGGAGCCCTGAAAATCCAGTCGGCCACCATCGACGGCACGGTGGAGATTGCAGACGCCGACATAGACTCGGTGAACGACAAAGGCTATATCACCCTGACGACCCATGTGGGACGCAGCGGCTATTTCGTCTGTGACGACCATCTGGCTACCTTGGTAAGCGACGACTACCATTCGCTGGCACGCCGCCGAGTAGTTGACAAGGCCTACCGCATAGCCTACGACACGTTGCTGAACTACTTGAAAGACGAGGTGGCTTGCAACGGTGACGGAACCATCGTGGCCGCCGTGGCCAAGGCGTGGGAGGCTGACGTGGTTGCGGCCATTGCCAACCAGATGACCAGCAACGGCGAGTTGGGCACCGACCCCACCGACAGCAAAGACAAAGGCGTGAAGTGCGAGGTGGACCGCGAACAAAACGTGATCAGCACAAGCAAGGTCAAGGTTGTCATTGCCGTGAAGCCTTACGGCTGCGCCAAGTTCATCGAGGCCACCATTGGCTTCACCGCAATCCAGAGTTAAACCAAAAACCGAGAAACGATGAGCTACTTAATCAACGGAAGAGAATTCGAGTGGGCGGACGTCACCGTGATTGGTGCCGGTCGCGACATCTTGGGTCTGCTCGGCATTGAGTACACCGAGAAACAGGAAAAGGAGCATCTGTACGGCAAGGGCAACAAGCCCACAGGAATCCAGAAGGGCAACAAGAGCTGCGAGGGCACGCTGAAGGTGCGCCAAAGCGAGCTGGAAGGCTTGGAAGAATTGAGCGACAGCCACAGCATCCTTGACCTGGAAATCAACCTTTCGGTGAGCTACGGCGACCCCAGCAAGGGAGAGCCGATGCGGACGGACAAACTGTACAACTTGCAGTTCACCGAGCAGAAGAAAGGTGTCAACCAAGGCGACAAAAAGATGGAAATCGATTTGCCGTTCATCTGCACCGACATTGAATGGAACGCCTAAACAAGGCCATTTAACCAACCCTTAAACAGTGATTAAAATGAACGTAACGAAAGAACAGATCCAGGAATGGAAACAGAAACACGGCAAGGTGTTCAAGATTAGCTGCGACGGCAAGGCCTGCTACCTGAAGCCCCCTTCGCGCAAGACGCTGGGCTACGCCAGCGTGGCCGCCAAAGACGACCCGCTGAAGTTCAACGAAGTCATCCTCCGCGACTGCTGGCTTGGCGGCGACGAGGAAATACGCACTGACGACGTGCTGTTCCTCAGCGTCGGAAGCAAGCTGGCCGACCTCATCAAGACCAAGGAGGCCGAGCTGGAGGAATTGTAGCGGCTGCCGAGGTCGGCGCCGGGGACCGCATCAGGCAGGTGAATGCCCAACTGATGTATTACCTGCACATAGCCGACCCCGACAGCCTGACCGACGAAGAATGGGCGATGCGGCAGCGGGAGCTGGAGTGGGTAAGGAAAGAGGAGGAGAAAGCGAACGCAGAAAGGGCTGCAAAGTTCATTCAGTAGCGAGATGAACCAGCCAGAGGAGGAGGGGGAATAGGATGAAGATCCATGAGAGAAGGATTGACATGAGCAGAGCCTTTTTCCTCTGGTTGGTTTTATAGAGGCGGATGAGTTCCTTGAATGGGGCCACGACAGCGAAGCCGAGCGTAAGCAAGGCTTTGGCTACGGCAGGGATGGCTACAGCGAGGAAACCGCAGACAATAACAACCAGAAGAATGAACCAAGCAACAGTCATAGAGATGTGAATTTTTATAGATAACGCAGGATGGCCGAAAATATTTTGACATACGTATTAAATTTGCAGGATAATATCTCCGACAAGCTGAAGCGCATAGGCATCAACAATGAGCAGCAGCTGGACATTTGGGCGCGTGTGCAGCAGCAAGTGAACGGAGCCAGCCGGACTATGCAGAATATGGGCAGGAGCATTGGCAGTATGAACGAGCGTATTGCAGCGCTGCGTGCCCAGCGCGAGTGGATTCCTGCAAGCAACCGCGAGGCCATCCGCGCCACGAACCACGAGATACAGAGGCTGGAACGCGAGATACAGAAGCTGGAGAGCCTTGACGGCGGTTTGATGAAGAAATGGTTCAGGGACATCAAGGCGGGCATCCCTGCCCTGGTGAACCCATTGAGTGCCGCAATGGTCGGTCTTGGGAAGAGCATCAGCCTCGGTATGGAAGACCAACTCCAGCGGCAGAACATAACCACCCTGATGGGGGGCGACACCGCCGGCGCCGATGCTTTGTTCAACAAGATTGCCGAATACGGCAAGAATACCGTGTATGACAAAGCCGGGCTTATCGAGGCGCAGAAGACCATGATGAGTTTCGGCATAGCGGGTGAACAGGCATTCGGAATGCTGAAGCGCATCGGAGACGTTGCGATGGGCGACAAACAGAAGATGCAGAGCCTTGCCTTGGCGTTCAGCCAGGCCACCAGCGCCGGCAAACTGCAAGGCCAAGACCTGCTGCAGATGATAAACGCCGGCTTCAACCCGTTGAACGAAATAAGCAAGCATACGGGCAAAAGTATGGCGCAGCTGAAGGATGAGATGGCGAAGGGCAAGATTACGGCCGACGATCTGGCCAAGGCGTTCCAATGGGCCACAGAGGAGGGCGGCTTGTTCTACAACGGGGCAGAGAAGGCGGGACAGACCTTTGCCGGCAAACTCGGTCAGATGAAAGACGCGCTGGCCGAACTTGGGGTCAAGGTGTTCAACACCTTGGAGCCGGTATTGAGCTGGGCGGTGAACTTTGCGGATGGTGCCATCAATGTACTTGGCAAAGTTGCCGGGGGAGTGGTGAATGTGTTCCGGAACATCGTGGACTGGTCAAAGAGGTTCTGGTATGTAAGCATTCCCCTTGGTGTGGCAATTGTATATCTGACGGCTGCACTGAAAGCGGCTACCATTGCGGCCAAACTGAAGGCAACGTGGGATGGCATTTGTGCAGGTGCAACGGCTGTATGGACGGCAATCCAGAACGGATTGAACCTTGCGATGTGGTCTTGCCCCATAACGTGGATTATCACGGCAATTGTTGCCCTTATAGCAGCCATCTATGTATGCTGCACCAAGATTACCGGCTGGGGTTCTTTATGGAAGGGCATTGTCGGCTTTATGAAAAACAGCTTTATGGGATTTGTGGACTTCGTTAAACTTTATTTCACCACCTTGGTGAACGGCATAATGATTGGTCTTGACAATATCAAGCTGGGTTGGTATAAGTTCAAAGAGGCTGTTGGCCTTGGTGACAGTAGCGAGAACCAGGCAGCCATAGCCAAAATCAATAAAGACATCGATGACCGGAAGAAAGCCATTGCCGACGGAGCCAAAAAGGTACAGCAAGACCTTCTGGCGGCCAAGGACAGCTTGGGCAGCATCGAGATGGGTTGGAAGAAAAGCGACAAAGCAAGCGACAAAGTGAAGAGCGGCGTGGTCGGCGGCCAGCTGCTGGCGATGGCTGGCGGCGGCGGCACCGGCACCGGCACCGGGACTGGCTTCAGTTCCACGGACGCCAGCACAAAGAGCGTGGCGACGGGTGGCAGCCGTAGCACGAACATCACCATCAACTTGAAGAGTCTGGTGGAGAAAATTGTGTTTGATGGAGGCTTGGCCGATAGCCGTGGCGATATGCAACGGCAGGTGGCCGAGAGCCTGCTACAAGTATTGAACATGGCACAAGCAAGCGTAGGATGATATGGAGATAGCATTAGGAACAGCGATACCACCGTACTGGAGGAAAGTGGAAGAGCGGATAGCCAACATCCCGGACGACCTGAAAAAGGACGCCCTGCTGGGGGTGCAGTGCTATTGCCCGTTGAGCCTGAAATGGGAGAGCGAAGGTGAGTGGTGGCAGCTTCCGCTGGATCCGGTCGTGGCCGTGCGAGGGCAGAACACCATCATCAAACGGAGTGTGCTGAAGGTGAAGACCGGGGACAAAGAGCGGCGCGGTACCGTCAAGGAATTGTGGAGTCAGGGCGACTATGAGGTGAGCATTGCCGGGACGTTGCAGAGCGGCAAGACCGGGGAACTACCGGAGAATGCCATCCGCAAGCTGCGCAACTACTGCGAAGGCAGGGAGAGCGTGGAGGTGAACAGCCCACTGTTGACCCTGTTTGGCATCAAGCGACTGGCCATTGAGAGCTTCGAGTTCCCCCATACGGCGGGCATGGAAAACCAGATGTACTCGCTGACGTGCCAAAGCGACGATTTCTATAAAGAGAGCCTTTTAATAGCTGAATAATATGCTGGCAATGGAACACGACATCAGGATTGGCGGCTACAGGATAGGGGCCGTGGCAGAGGTGAAGATACGCAAGAGCGTGGAGCGCCTGTGCGATGAGGCGACCATTGTGCTGCCTGGCCGTTATGCCGGGGCGGTGCTTGACGTGGAGAGCAGCTTGAAAATCGGCGATGCAGTGGTTGTGAAGCTGGGCTATGGCCAGAAGCTGAAGGAAGAGTTTGCCGGTTATGTGAAGGCCATCCGGAGCGACGATGGTACCTGTACGATAGAGTGTGAGGATGAACTGTGGCAGATGCGCAAGGATGTGCCGGACAAAGTGTATAAAGACATCGACTGTGAGAAGCTGCTGAAAGAGGTTTGCGGTTGCGAGGTGAGTTGCGACTACTCATTCAAGTGGGACACCTTCACCGTTAAGAGCGCGACGGCCTACGACGTACTGAAAAAAGTACAGGATGAGACCAAAGCCAACATCTATTTCAAAGGCGACACGCTGCATATCCATCCCCAATACAAAGAGGTGGGGGAGCGTGTGGTTTACGACTTCGGGGTGAACGTGGAGGGCAGCAGCTTGAAATGGCGCCGTGCGGACGAACGCAGCTACCTGATCGAGGTGGAGGGAATAGGCAAGGATGGCAAGCGTATCACCGTCACAGAGGGCCGCACAGGCGGCGACAAAAGGAGTGTGAAAGTGTATGGGGTTACAGACAAAGAGAGTTTGAAGGCCCGAGCCAAAGAGGAGTTGACCCGGATGGTTTACACCGGATATGAGGGCAGCATCGACGGATGGCTGACACCATACTGCGAACCGACCTACAAGGTGCGGCTAAAGGATGAGGAACACCCCGACCGCGAGGGGGATTATTACTGTGTGAGTACGGAGGTCGAGTTTTCGGAGAGCGGTGGGAAACGTAAGATAACAATAGGTAAGAAACTATAATGGACACCTACAGCGAAATAGCAAGGGCATTGCGCCAGATAGTGGGGCGGGACGGCAGCTCGGCGTCCATCTTCACCGGGGATGTGAAGAGCGTGGAGGGCGAGACGTGCACGGTACTCGTCGGGGAGCTGGAGGTGCCAGACGTGCAGCTTACCCCAGCCGATGACGGCAAGGAAGGAAAACTGATTATCACTCCCAAGGAGGGAAGCATGGTAACGGTGGCCGACCTGAGCGGTGGGGAACTGCGGCGGCTGACGGTGGTGCAGTGGGGAGAGGTGGAGAAGATAGAGATTACCGCCGACAGCATAGAACTGAACGGCGGCGAAAACGGCGGTCTTGTGAACATACAAGACCTGACCGACAAACTGAACAACATAGAGAAAGACATCAACAGTCTGAAGCAAGCCTTCACAACTTGGGTGCCGGTACCGCAAGACGGTGGGTCAAGCCTGAAAGCCGGAGTTGCCTCCTGGGCGGAGCAGCAGCTGGTTCAAACCCAGGTGTCGGACTTGGAAGACGATAAGATAACACACTGATGAAAGCATTGAGACTGATACAAGACAACGGCGGGCAGGTGGACATCGAGCTGTACGGCGGATCGATGGCGGTGGATGAGGTGACAGAGCAGAACCAGTACCTGCTGCTCAAAACCCACCAAGGCGAATGGAAGGAACACCCAATCGTCGGCGTGGGTATCGATGACCTGGTGAACGACCATGACCTTGACAAATGGAAACGTGCCATCAGCGAGGCGTTGGAGCAAGACGGCCAAATGATAGAGAAACTTGAATTGACAACGGATAAACTCAACATAATAGCAAAATACAAATGAAATACTTTACAATCGAGGAACTAACCTTCAGCCAGACGGATGTGAAGAAAGGGATAAGGAACGAGACGACACCAGAGGTGGAGCAGAACCTGATTGCGCTGGTATGTGTGGTACTGGACCCCGCACGTGAGCGTTGGGGGAAGCCCATCCACGTAACGAGTGGGTACCGTTGCCCGGCGCTGAACAAAGCCGTAGGTGGCGTGCCTACAAGCCAGCACCTGAAAGGAGAGGCCGCAGACATCACGGCAGGGAGCCGTAAGGAGAATGCCGAGCTTGGCAGACTGATAGTGAAGAGCGGCTGCTTCGACCAGGTTATCTTCGAACAGTCGAACCGGGAATGCACGGAGTGCGACTGGATCCACGTCAGCTGGAAGCGTGTGGGGACGAACCGGAGAAATGTGCTGCGGCTGGTGAAAGGCAGCAAGAAATATGAACAAATAAGCATATAGACCTATGAACGAATGGTGTAACTGGCTGATGGGCTTGCTGACACTGATTGCCGGTGGCGGGTGGTTCTTTGACAAGAAACGCCACCGCCAGGAGGTGCGGAGCATCAAGGCCGAGAACGAGAAAAAAGACATGGAACTTGCCAAGATGTATGTTGACGAGTTCAAACAGAACATCGCCGAACCCCTGCGGCGAGAGGTCAGGGAGCTGAAAAAAGAAGTCAAAAAGCTGAACAATGCTATCGGGAAAATACAAGATTGCCCTCATGCTGGCGACTGCCCTGTGTATGATGAGTTGCAGAAGCAGCAAGCAGACTCTGCAGCAACGGCAGACGGAGAGGGTTGCTGACTCTGTGGAGCGGCTGGTGTTTGTCAATGTGCATGACACCATCCGTGAGACGGTGCATGACACCATCCGCGAGACAACCGTCATACAGCTGAACGCCGAGGGCGACACCACGAGCCGGACCACAGACCGGGAGCGAGTCAGCGACCGCACAAGGGAACGCTCCAGCACAAGCCAAAAGTCTGAGGCCAGCAAAAGCATCCAAGAAGAGGAAAGCTCCAAAGACGAGAAGCAGACAGTGATCGAGCAGCCGAAGCAGAACCCGATAAAGCCCTACCTCTGGGGAGCGTTGACGGGAATAGTATTGACCATAGCAGCCATCATTTTCGTGAGGCTGCGGAAAAGATAAAGACCAATGGCACGAACAATAGCACAGATAAAACAGGAAATGACCGACGCTTTCATGGCAGAGAGCGCTGTGCGCGACAAATATGGCTTCACCGCCTCGGACACCTTCGATGTCAAGTTCTCCAAGGTGAGCATCGAGGGACTGCTGTTCTACGTCGTGGCCTTCGGCATCTGGGTTCTGGAGAAACTCTTCGATACCCACAAGGAGGAGGTGTCCACGATGCTGGCCGACCTCACTCCCCACACCACACGCTGGTACCGTAACAGGGTGCTGTCGATGATACCCACCGGCCAGACAGAACCGCCGGTGAAATACTGCTCGGTGGATGACCGGGGAGCGAAGCTGAAGATAAAGGTTGCCAAGGGAAACCCCGGCAGCCGTACCCAGCTGACACAAGCCGAGGCTAATGCCCTCGACACATGGATGGCCGACGAAAAGGACGCGGGGCTGAAGATAGACATTGTCAACCTGCCAGGCGATGAAATGGCAGCCCGGCTCACCGTATGGTACAGCCCACTGGAATTGGTGCCGATAGAGAAGCCGGTCGAGGCGGCCCTGAAGGAATATGTCAGCAATCTGGACTTTGACGGCCTGTTGAGCCGGAATGCCATCATCGATGAACTGCGAAAGGTGCCAGGCGTGGAGATGGTGCGTATCGACCAGCTGAGGACACGCTACGCCCAGAACACCTGGCACGACTTTGGGGAACAGGAACAGGCCGAGAGCGGCTACTGGAACATCCCCGACACCAATATTACCGTAGTCTATGAACGCTATACCAGAGGCACCCTGTTATGATGACCATCGATTTTGACAAACTGCGCATCATTCTGATGCCACACGTCCTGCGCCAGGGTGGGCTGCTGGAGGCAATGTTCCGCACGGCCTTCGTGCCCTTGAAACGCATCTACGCCAACTTCTCGGCCTATGTAACCAAGGAGGAGCAGGAACGCATCTACGGTCCCACGGTCAAGCAGCTGCGCCAGGCAATAGCCGACCACCTTTGTATCGGGGTGGCCCAGATAAGGTTCGGCGAAGTGCAAGACCGCGAGACTATCGACCTCCCACGTCTGAGCGACGGGTGGGACGTAGCCCCGAAGCTGGACAACGAACCTGTAGCCGGTGGCCCAAGCGTGGAAGACCCATTGGACCTATGGAGCGATGACATGATATGGTGGAACCGCGAGTTCACGGTGAGCCTCCCAAGTGCCTACAGGGTGAACCAGCCCGAGGTGGAAGCCATCCTCGACCGTTGGAAAATGGCGGGGAGCAGTTATACGATTAACTATTACTAAGAGATATGCACCAAGAGAATTTTAACCCTGAGAGTGCGGTGAAATTCCCTCTCTCCAAAACACGGATGGCGGAGCTGCAAAGGGACATCCAAGCCCCGCTCCAGCTGCTGGCCAATATGCTTCCGCTGGAAGACTGCATAGTTTCCGGCTGCGCCAATGCCGGTGAACCCGGTTATGCCATCCTCGGTCTTTCCGACGGCAACAACGGCACCGTTTACGAGGTGCTGGAGGTCCGTGCCTCGTCGGGCGGTACCAATACCTATCTCAACCTTCAAACCAGCCCTGTCTATGCCCAGAACGGGAACAACGAAAACGTACTGGTGAGGACGGAGCGTTACCTTGAATGGGGGACAAACGCGGACAATACCAATGCCCCAGCCCGAACCTATTCGGCAATGAAGAGGCTTTGGGTAAAGAAAGCCCGTCAGGATGACAGCAACTGGAGGAACTGTACCAACGGCACCAACTGGAACGCCGGCACTTCCGGAAATGTGTTGCGTGTGTCCTATTCCGGTGGGAAGGTCCATCTGGCAGGACAGCTGACCTACCAGCCGTTCCTACGTGTAACGCAAAAACTGATTGATTCGGGATATTTCCGTAACACCACAGCACCCGCAGTCGGCACTCTGGTACAGGCTACGGCGGCCAAGTCCATATACAACGAGGTGGGTGTGCTCAGCGAGGTGAAGCAGTCCTTTGAGTTGAGCTTTGTCGGCAATACCATGAAGCTGCCCTCGGGCTATCGCCCCGCCGGTGATGTACTGGTCCCGGTGCTTTACAACGACACCCCGGCTTGCGCCATCGTTAATAGCGACGGTGTCCTCACCTTGGATCGTGACCCGGAAATCGGCGACACCATCAAAATCGACACATATTTTGAGATATGAGAGCCGGGCAGGGACAGACGATAATCGACGTGGCAGCGCAGTCGTGCGGGAGCGCGGAAGCAGCTTGGGAGATTGCTGTGCGAAGCGGTCTCAACCTTACGGACACCCCAGGCGAGACCGACCTTACATTACCGACTGACGGCGGCGACCAGGACACGGCGGCGGCGATGGCCGCCAGCGACGCAAGGCCAGCCACCGACGGAACCCCTGCACGTGACCGCCGTGTTCCCATCGGACAATTTGGAATAGGTATAGACAAAATAAGATGAAGACAAAAGAATGGTTAATAAGCCATCTTGGAGATGGCGACATACTGGAAGCAGCTGTATTACGGGAACTGCTCGACAGCTACATCCACAAATCGGAATTTGGCGGCGTTGGTGCTGGAGATGAACGGGTGGTGAGCGGCGACTCTGTGAACAGAGCCATAGCCGCCGCGTGTGAGAGCGTGGTTCAAACCGTGCGTGGCATGGTTGCGAACATCCTTGCCGAGATGCTTCCGAGTATTCTGGCGAATTATGTAACAAGCTCTGGACTTGCTACGGCACTTGCAGACATGGCCACAAAGACGTGGGTCAACGACCAGATAAGCGGCTTGGCGACCAACAGTGCCGTGGAGAATGCCATAAGCCAGCATGATGACAGCATGAGAACCGAGATCGGCACACGGTTGCTCCCGTATGCGCTTATTGCTGACCTATCCACACACATTGGGCTGTCCGATTATGCGCAAAAGACGGAGCTTGCCACCCTGATTGGGGTGAGCAATTTTGCCTTGAAGACAGAACTTCCCGACCTTACATCGTTGGCCACAAAGACAGAGTTGACCAATTACCAGACGCTTGTGAACACGTCATTGCTGGCTAAAGCCAGTCAAGCGGATGTTCAGACCGCGAAGAATGAAGCCGTTTCGGCTGCACAAGCATATACAGATACCGAGGTGGCGGGGGTAGAGTCCCAGTGCTTGACGCGAAACCAGGCAGACAATCTATACGCACTAAAGACCCCGTAATACTATGAAAGCCGGGCAGGGACAGACACTGATAGACGTTGCCGTGGAGCGGAGCGGGCGTGCAAGCGAGGCTTGGGCGCTGGCTGTGTCGCTGGGCATGAGCCTTACCGACCTGATAGAGGGCGGCGAGGCTGGCAGCGGCCCTGCGGTGAGGAACCGGCGCGTGGTGCGCAGGTACGGGCAGGACGGCACCCATCCGGCCACAGAGCTGATCGAGGGCATCGGCGGCTGGCGGATAGGGGCGTTCCTGATTAGTTAAACAACGATTAAACGACAATTAAAGCCCTATGCAAAGAACCATAGAATACCTATACAACCGGTTTTTGACCGGCATGAAGCCGACCCAGCAGGACTTCCGCGACCTGATGGACTCGTTTTTCCACAAGGCGGACTTGGACGCTGCGCTGGCACGGCTGGAGCAGATAAGCCTCGGCGAGGGCGAGGCGTGGCAGGTGGACGCTGCCCTGGACGAAGGGAGCGTACAACCGGTGCAGAACAAAGTGGTGGCGGCTCGGCTGCGGCAGCTGGCGGAAAGCATCAGCACGACTAACGCGAGCCTTGCCAGCACGATGGGGACCCTGTCGGAAGCGATCACCACCCTCAACGGCAAGGCGAGCCAGACAGACCTCAATGCCCTGCAGGGGACGGTGACTACGTTCCTGAGAGAGATAGCCGAGTACCGCCAGGACATGGCCGAGGCCCTGGACGAGATTGACACCGCCATAGCAGGAAAGGTGGACAAAAACCAAGGTGTGATCCAAGCCGGGAAGGTGATGACGGTGGGGCCTGACGGGAACCTACTCCCACAGGAGCCAAGCAGCGACGGAAACACGCTGAACCTTGGGACAAAGGCCGACCTGGCGACAGCGATAGCCTCGGTACCGGCGAGGAAACGCCAGCCGGGACGCTGCATAACGTGGTATGCCAACAGCAAGTGGGAGTGCAAGCAGTTCACGGGCGAGAGCGTGGACGACTGGCTGACGGAAGCACTGTGGAAAGACTACGGGGGCGACGGCAGCCTTGGGGCACTGAGCGTGAACGGCACGCCGGTGACACCCGACGGGAACGGCGCTGTGGACTTGACGGTGGTGGCCGGGGTGAAGGTGAACGGCACGGAGCTGACTAAAGACAGCCAGGGCAAGGTGAACATCCCAATAGACACCGTGGAGGTGGACCAGACGCTTGATTCGACCAGCAGCAACGCCGTTGCGAACAGTGCGGTGGCCCCAAGGCTGACAGAGTTGCAGCAGGGGATGATCACCGGCGCGGAGGTAGAACAGGGCGAGGACGGCGAGGGGAACCCGACCTATAACCTTGTGCTTGTGCGTCAGTATGGCACGGACATATCGATGCCGCTTCCGGCCACGGGCGGCGGGGGAGGCACGGCCAACCTGAGCCGTATCAGCCTCCGTGCAAGCGTAAGCAGCCAGCAGGTGAAGGAGGGTGGCCATGTGGAGCTGACCTACCAGTACGACCACCTGAATGGCGACGGTGAAAGCGACGGCACGAAGGCGGCCATCACCATCACAGTGAAGAGAGGCTCGACGATAACGATGCAGCGCACCATCAACGAGGTGGCGGCTGGCAGCTACACCATAGACATCAGCAGCGCACTACAGGCGGGCACGATAGATGTGTATGTGCAAGCCGTGTGCCAGATAACCAACGAGGAGACAGGATCCACACAGAGCCAAACAAAACAGGCCTACAAGAGCGTGAACGTGGTGCAGATAGAGTTGACCACGAGATACGACCTTGCGGACAGCTTCGGCAATGGCGGCTATCTTGACAGCGAGACCATCACCATCCCCTGGGCGGTATGCGGCAGCGGCGTCAAGGAGGTGAGCCTGATAGTGGACGGCGATGAGAACCACGCTCTGAACCGCACACAGACAGTCCGGAAGAGCGGAACGTACAACGACGAATTCCAGATAGCGGCACGGACGCTGACACCGGGGCGGCACTGGCTGCAGCTGGTGGCCGAGGTGGGCGACATCAAGAGCGAGAGTATCTGGATAGACGTGCTGAAGGCCGGAGGCACGGCCAAATACATAGGGCTGATGGCCATCGACGACAGCGGGGCGGTCAAGACCTACGACAGCCAGGATGCCGGCAGCAGCTACCCGACGCTGAAGGCAGGGCTGTATGAGCAACTGGGGTTCCAGTGGGCGGCCTACGACCCTGCGGGCAGCATGGCCACGGTGGAGGAGCGCGAAAGCGGCACGACGGTGAACACGATGGCCGTCGGGCGAACGATGCAGAACTACACCAACCGCTTCAACGAGAGCGGGACGGTGAGCCGGGAGCTGGTGAGCGGCAGCACCCATTACCCGCTGGCAATCGTGGTGAGCGGCAGCGCCATTGACCTGAGCGAGGCGGTGGGCAGCCTGGCTTTGCGGCTGAAGGCCACCGGCAGGAGCAACGGCGAGGCCAACCCTGCGCAATGGACGTATGATGGAATCACCACGGCCTTTGAAAACGTGGACTGGAACGTGAGCGGCTGGGACGGAGAGAGCCTGGTGCTGAAAAACGGTGCACGGGCAATAATCGACATCAAACCCTTTGCCAGCGACCCCGGGGCCACAGGGCTGACGGTGGAGATGGAATACATGATACAAAACCCGACAGACCGCACGGGCAACGTGATAAGCTGCTACAGCGGGGGCAAGGGTTTCCAGATAACGACGGAGCTTATCAGCCTGCTGACGGGCGGTGTGAAGAGCATAGTGGACGACGACACGGGGGAGAGCATAGACAAACCAGCGGGCGTGAGCACCAACTACGCCAGCGGCGAGTGGATCAAGGTCGCCTTTGTGATTGGCCGACGGAGTGGCGACCGCCTGATGGAGCTTTATGTGAATGGTGTGCGCTGCTCGGCAGACGTGTATGGCAGCGGCGACAGCTTTATGCAGCAGAGCCCTGTGGGCATAACGGTGGAGAGCGGGAGCGCGGACGTGAGATACCGCATCACGCGAGTCTATACCCGGGCGTTGATCGACGACGAGGAATTTGGCAACTTTGCCATAGACAGGATGACCGGCGCGGAGATATACGAGGTGTACGAGAACAACGACATCCTGGAGAGCGACGCGGTGGACATCGACAAACTGAGGGCGAAGGGGAAGGGGGTGCTGCGCATCGTGCGCACCGGAGGTCTGGAGGAGCTGAACGCGACGAACGACAAGAGCGCGAAGTTTTACGGCGACGTCTATTTCTTCTCTCCCTTCGGGGCGGAGTATGACTTCGTGGCGCGGAACGTGCTGGTGCAGATACAGGGAACGAGCTCGACAAAATACCCGAGGAAGAACTACCGTATCACCCTGAACAAAGGCACCGGGACGGGACCGAAACTGTTTGTCGGTGCCGAGGCACAGAAGGAGCTGGCCGCGCCCGGTACCGGCACCTGCGAGGCCGACAAGGGCAACACGAGGAACAACTACCAGATGCGTCCCGGTGCGATACCGATCAACATATTTGTCTTCAAAAAGGACTTCTCGGACAGCTCGATGACGCACAACACGGGTGCTTCCAAGCTGATGAACGAGGTGTTCAAGGAGATGGGCATACTGACGCCTCCGCAGCAGCAGAACACGGCCTACAGGACAGGCTTCGACGGCTTTCCCATCGACATATTCAGCAGCGAGAGCACGGACGGGGAGAGCGAATACTACGGTCAGTACAACTTCAACAACGAGAAGAAAAACAGCGGAAAGGTTTACGGCTTCGACCCGATAGACCTTGGCAACGGCACGAGCCTGGAGTGCCTGTGCTGCCTGGAGTTCCTGAACAACTCGGAGAAACTGTGCAACTTCCAAGTGGATGCAGACCTTGACACACAGCTGGACAATGAATTTGACGATGCGCTGGAGTTCCGCTACCCGGAAGACGACACGACGTGGAACGGGAACCCGTCGAAAAACAAGCCGGCGGCGACAGCGGAGCAGAAGGCGGCCATCAAGCGGCTCTTCACCTGGATCCGGACGATGAAGCCGGCGGGTGCGGAGATAGCCACGAGACTACAGGAACAGGGCGGCGACGACCGCCTGAGCACATGGGTGAACGCCCAGTTCGCCCAGCAGGTGGAGCAGTATTTCAACGTGGACAGTCTGTTGTCGTGGTACATCTACACCGACTACTTCATGAGCGTGGACCAGCGGGCAAAGAACATGATGCTGGCGACTTTCGTGGTGAGGGACAACACGACCCACGAGATAGTGAGCAACGCGGTGAACGGCAAGTGGTGGTTTTTCTTCTGGGACGCCGACACCATGCTTGGCGACCGAAACGACAGCTATCTGGCATACGACTACCTGCTGACGCGCACGACGTGGGACGTGGACCGAAACAAGTACGCCTTCGAGGGGCACGGCAGCTGGCTGTGGAACCTGGTACTGGCGAATATGGGCGGCCAGCTGAGCACGGTGGCGAACACGATGCGCGGCCACCTGACCAACGCGAGAGTCCACGCGATGTTTGACCAGGAGCAGCAAGGAAACTGGTGCGAGAGGGCCTACAACAAGAGTGGCCACTTCACCTATATCATCCCCCAGCTGGAGGGCGTGATGAAACAGGGCGAGCTGACGCGATACAGCTTCATGTACGCCCTGAAGGGAACGGGGCAAGCCCACCGCCATTTCACGATAGAGAACCGCTTCGCCCTACTTGATGCCAAGTACCGGTGCGGGCAGTACCTGAGCGACAACATCGATGCATACGTGGCGAGGGCTGCAGGGGATGCTGCCAACACGATAAGGATAGTGAGCCTGGAGGCCTACTACTATGGGTGGGGCACGAACAACAACACCTACCAGATAGGCATAGAGGCGGCGGCCAACGAGCAGGTCACGCTGACCCTGACGGCGGCGCTGACGGCCAACGACCCGATCCGCGTGTATGGGGCGAGCCGAATCCTGGAGCTTGACCTTACGGGCATGGCGGGCAAGATGACCGGCACGTGGAACCTGAACAAGTGCGTGAAGATGCGCCGTCTGCTGATGGGGGTGCAAGCGGCCACGGGCGGCAGCTGGTTTATGGAGATAGACGCCTGCCGACTGCTGGAGGAGATAGACCTGACGAACCAGAAGGGCGCAAGCACGGCGGCGGGCAGCAAGGAACTTGACCTGCGGGGACAGACGCACCTGCGCATCGGACGCTTCGGCGGCACGGAGGTGACGAGCGTGGTGCTTGCCCAAGGAGCGCCGACGGAGACGCTGGTGCTGCCCGGCACGTTGACGACGCTGAGGCTGGAGAGCCTTCCGAGGCTGACGATGGCGGGGCTGACGGTGGAGGGCTATGCGAATGTGGCGACCCTTATCGTCAGCGGTTGCCCCGGACTGGAGTGGGAGACGATAGCCTGGCGGTGCTGCAACCTGCAGCGGCTGCGCGTGGAGCTGGGCGACATAAAGGGCGACGGGCAGGACCTGGTGCGAATGGCAGCGAGGAACCTTCAGGGCGTGGATGCGCAGGGCAACTATGTGAACTATTGCGCCCTGACGGGGCGGTACCAGCTGACGCGCTTTGTGAGCGAAGAGGTGAAGGCCTCCTACCCGGAGCTGGAGGTCCTGGACCCTGAATACACGATGATAGAGTTCGATGACGAAACAAGCGACCCGGCCAACGTGAGCAACTTGGACAACCATACGGGCTACAAGTACGGGAACAGCTACGCGCCGAGCGGCCATATAGAAAAGATACTGGAGCAACGCCACCGCATACTTGGCAAGGTTACGGCGGCGGGCGAGATGACCTACTTCCCGTTGCACGACAGAAACTCGAACTACTATGCCGACGCAGAGGAGACGGGCAACTGCACGGCGGCGGCGCTGGACGGGACGGAGGGCGACGTGATGCTGATAGAGCCCCACCACTGGTTCAAGGGGGTGAACGACTTCCTGAACAATAAACACTATAACTGCTACAGCAGCAAGGAGACGATGCCAAGGGTTCCTGAAGCGACGGTGCTTGAATGGGCAGACCTGACGGGAGCCGGGCTGGTGCGTCAGAACTACAAGGTGATGACAGGGAAGAGCAGCCTTTCGGCGGCGTACAGCAGCGACAGCAGCTACGCGGTGGTGCACGTGGCGGTGGGCGGCTACGGCAGGGTGAGGTTCCCGAGTGTTCCGGGCAGCGGATTTGTGGGGAGCATAATGACCGACAGCGAGGGTACGATAGTTAAGGAGGTGCTGGTGGAGACGCTGGGTGGCGGATTTGAGCCGGGGATGTACCTGATAGCCGACATACCGACGACGGCGACCGACCTGTACTTCACGGTGCTGAAGAGCGCGGAGTTCGACAAGGTGGTGTTGAGCAACTCGGCCAGGATAGAGGACATGGAGCCGGAGTGGGTGGAGTTTGAGGAGATGGCCGGTGCGGTGGCGGAGAGCAGCACATTGGGGTCGAGACTGCGGAGCGTGATGCGGAGCAGCCCGAGCACGGCGGGCATGTCGTGGACGGACTTCAACTACTACAGCGCGCAGAGGGGTATGCAGCAGGTGGACTGGATGTGGCACAACCACGTGGGCAACCTGTTCTTCGCGAAGTATGGCACAAGGGACAGCCAGGGGCAGTGCGGCTACGGTGAGAGCAGCAGCACGCAGCCGATGAACCGGACGGCGGCGCTGGGTATGCGGGACACGGTGAACGTTAACGGCAGCACCTACTACCAGAATGACGCGGACCCGCCGCAGCTGGTGGGCATAGGCAGCGTGAACGCGCTGGGCTACCAGAACCTGTTCGGGGACAAATACGAGATGCTTGACAAGGTGAATGTGAATGTCGGGCAGGTGGACGGCAAGTGGGTGATAGAGATGCCGGACGGGACGACGCGCAAGGTGAAAGGCGGAACAACGGGCGGAATTTGGATTAAATCGATAGTCCACGGGAAATATATGGACCTGATACCGGCGGGGAGCCAGGGCGACAGCTCGACCACTTTTTATTGCGACTATTACTATTATACCGGATCAGCGGGCCGCGTGGTGTATCGCTCGTACTACAGCGCGAATGCGTACGGCGGCGTGTCGTACGCGAATGCGAATAACGATGCCTCGTACACGTACGCGTATGTCGGCTCGCGTCTGGCCTTCCGCGGGACTCTCGTCAAGGCGGCGAGCGTGGAAGCGTACAAAGCGTCCAGCGAAGTGTCGTAGAACGGAGCGCGAAGCGCGAAAAGCGTAGGGTGCGACAGCACCCCTTAAAGAAACCCGCGCAAGCGGGTCAATTTTGATAAATTTTGGCCGATTTCCGGAAGTGATTAAATGGAGATAAAAAGCAATAAAAATGACACGATGCCGTAATAGAAAGCGCAGGCGGAATTCCCCGGCGGGCCGCGTGGTGTATCGCTCGAACAACAACGCGAATGCGAACGGCGGCGTGTCGTACGCGAATGCGAATAACGATGCCTCGAACACGAACGCGAATGTCGGCTCGCGTCTGAACAACCCAAACGGACGGGCAAAAGCCTGTCTGATACTCAATCGGCCAACGCTGGTACTGGACGTGTCCTTATGCAGTGCACCGAGGGGGATGAGCCTCACTAAAAGCGGCTATGGAGCCGGAAAAGTGAAACATCAAGTAAATCGGGTAGGGTTTGGTAGGGAAACCGAAGAAGCCGGGCCCGGAGAAAGGAAGGCAATGGAGCGAGACGCCAATGTGATGGCCGAGGTTCTGGACTACAGCAACATCTACGCAGCCATCGACGAGGTGCTGAGTGGCACCATCAGAAAGAAGACAGCAGAGGGCCGCTATATCCTGGAACACCGGGATGAGGTGATAGCCCAGCTGCAGAAAGAGCTCGGGGAGGGAACCTTCGAGCTGGGACCCTGGGAAGACAGGGAGATTGTGGAGGCCGGCAAAAAACGCCACCTCCAGATATTCCCACTAATCAAACGTATCGGAATCAACGCAGTGATGCGAGTGGTCGATGCACGTATGCGACGACGTTTCATACGCACTACCGGTGCAAGCATCAAGGGGCGCGGGATGCACGACCTGATGAAGTACATCCGCGACGACCGCAGGCGCGACTCGGAAGGCACGGCCTACTGCTACAAGGCCGACATCCGAAAGTTTTACGAGAACATCAATCAGGATGAAATTATGCGCTGTGTGCGCCGTGTGTTCAAGGACCAGGTGCTGATACAGTTGCTTGAGAAATTTGTGCGCTTGATGCCGCAAGGCCTCAGCCTCGGACTGCGCAGCTCGCAGGGGCTGGCCAACCTGCTGCTCTCTATAGTGCTTGACCATCTGATGAAGGACGGCGAGGCGGTGCGCTACTACTACCGCTATTGCGACGACATCGTGGTGCTTGGTGGCGACAAAAAGAGCCTCTGGCAGGTGCGCGACCGCATCCACCAGCTGCTGGAACCCATAGGACTGGAGATAAAGCCCAACGAGCGGGTGTTTCCCTCGGAGCAGGGCATAGACTTCCTCGGCTATGTGATATACAGCGGCGACCACGTGGAGCTGCGCAAGCGTATCAAGCAGAACATGGCGCGCAAGATGGCCGAGGTGAAATCAAGGAAAAGACGCGACGTGCTGACCGCCTCGTTCTACGGGATGGCCAAGCACGCCGATTGTAATAACTTATTCTATCAATTAACAGGTAAAGAAATGAAAAGTTTCAAAGACCTGGGCGTGAGCTACGCGCCCGCAGACGGGAAGAAGCGCTTCCCCGGACCGAGTATCAGCATCCGTGAGCTGGTGAACCTGCCCATCGTGGTCAAGGACTTCGAGACGGGCATCAAGACCGACCAGGGCGACGACCGCACACTGGTATCCATTGAGAAGAACGGCGAGCCGTTCAAGTTCTTCACCTCCTCGATTGAGATGCGCAACATCCTGGAGCAAATCCGCGACGTGCCGGATGGCTTCCCATTCGAGACAACAATCAAGGCCGAGACCTTCGGCAAAGGTAAAACCAAATACGTCTTCAGCTGATGATGAAACGCGCGGAAGGAGCAACAAACGTCGACCCCATCGTATGCCTCAACCCCATCCGGGGAACGTGGCGTGTGCGTCTGGGAATCACCCCCACCGAGACCGGCGCGGAGTGGTATGAGCACGACTTCGACCACAGGCCAACAGCCGACGAGGTGCGCAGCCTCTTCGTCTCGATGGTGAACGAGAAGGTACAGCAGAGCATCCTGACCGGCTTTGTCTATGAGGGCTGTCCCGTGTACCTCTCCATTGAGAACCAGGTGACGTTCCGCAACAGCATGACCTGCCCGGTACGTCTGAAACTGGGCGAGGCTGCCGATGGCAGTCCTGTCTATTATGAATTCACGTCGGCAAGCAAACTGACGGAATTCCAGAAGGCCGTGGGCAACCACGTCCAGAAGTGCCTCGACGAAGGCTGGATAGAAAAGGACGCTTTCGATGTGGAACCCTATCTGCGCGAGTGAGCCCATTGCCCTCGGGGGCGGGCATAAAAAAGTCCCCAGCCTGTTAATAAAACAGCATTCAAACACAAAT